GGCTCCGTTGACGACGCGTTGCCTATCGGCAAGTGGACATCGATGGAAGAAAACGCGCGGGGCTTGAAAGTCGAGGGCGAACTGTATGCGCTCGGCACCGAACGCGGCACCTATCTTTTCGAAGGATTAAAGGCCGGAACGATCGACGGCTTGTCAATTGGCTACCGCGTGAAGTCTCAGCGAAATGGCACGAAGCCGGACGAACCACGCCGCACATTGACTGCCCTGGAACTGGTCGAGCTGAGCGTCGTCACCTTCCCCATGAATGACAAAGCGCGCATCAGCGCTGTCAAAGCGATCGAAGAGATGCAATCACTTTCCGAGTGCGAGGACTACCTGCGTGATGCTTGTGGTTTCTCGCGCTCACAAGCCGTGGCATTCGTGTCACGGATCAAGAGCCTTCGTCCGAGTGATTCGGAGCTGGCAATTACCGACGTCAACACGATTGGCGCTGGACTGCTTTCCCAAATCACCAAATTGAGGGCTTAGAGATGGACCCAGTAGTTGAACTGAAAAATACGTGCGAACAGCTCGGTCGCGCGTTTCAGGAATTCAAGACCGAGTACGACAAGCAATTCACCGAGGCGAAGACCGCTAGCAGCAAAGGCACGATCACCGCGATCGTCAAGGATGTGCTGGTCGAGGCGAAGCTGGACAAGATCCAGCAGACCATGGACGACCTGAGCGGCAAGCGCGACGACCTGGAAAAGCGCGTCAAGCTCGATGCCGAGCATCGCGAAGAACTGGAGCGTAAGTTCAATCTGTTGCGTGTCGGCGGCACCGGCAAAAGCGACGACGTCGAGCAGAAGGCGCTCGGGACTTTCAACATGGAGGTCAAGGCACTGGCCCGCAAGCGCGGCGGTTCCGTCCCGACCGATATCGACCTGGAAGGCTTCCGCGCTTACAAGGCCGGATTCAACGCGTATCTGCGTCAGGATGAAAAGATTCTGACCTCGGAGCACGTCAAGGCCATGCAGGTCGGCATCGATTCGGACGGTGGCTATCTCGTGCCGACAGACATGAGCGGCCGCATCGCGACGCGTGTGTTCGAACTGTCGCCGATTCGGCAGATTGCCAACGTGCAGGCGATCAGCTCGGATGCTTTGGAAGGCATCGAGGATACGAACGAGGCCGATGCCGGCTGGGTAGGCGAGACCGCGAGCCGCACCGATACCACGACACCGCAGGTCGGTAAGTACCGAATCGAAGCGCAGGAGATGTACGCGAAGCCGAAGGCATCGCAGAAGCTCCTCGACGATTCGGCTGTCGACATCGAGATGTGGCTGGGCAACAAGGTGTCCGACAAGATGGCGCGCGTCGAAGGCGCGGCGTTCATTACCGGCAATGGCGTTGCGAAGCCCCGCGGTTTCGCGACGTATACGACGGTGGCGACGGCCGATGCAACGCGTACTTGGGGACAGCTGGAATATGTCCCCACGGGCGCGAGTGGTGCATTCCACACGACGCAGGCCGACCCGCTGTTCGATCTGCTGGCGGCGTTCAAGTCGGCGCATCTGACGAATGGCCGCTGGGTCACGCGGCGCACTGTGCTGGCGGCCATCCGCAAGTTCAAGACGTCCACAACCTCGGAGTACATCTGGCAGCCCGGCTTGCAGCTTGGCCAGCCGGATCGACTGCTCGGGTATCCGATCGTGAACGCGGAAGATATGCCGGCGGTTGCCGCGAATTCGCTGTCGATGGCTTTCGGCGACTTCAATGTCGGCTATCAGATCGTCGACCGCTTGGGCGTGCGCACGCTGCGCGATCCGTACACCGACAAGCCGTATGTCGTGTTTTACACGATCAAGCGGACTGGCGGCGCGGTGGTGCAGTTCGACGCCATCAAGTTCATCAAGTTCGCCGCGAGCTGATCCCGCAAACCAACCATTGATGGCCGGCGTTTGCGTCGGCCGCTTCCCTCATTCTTTTAGGAGTTCACAAGTCATGCACGATCTGCACAATAACGTGGCCGTCCGTCCGGCGATCTCGCCGGTTGCGGTGGGCACGACTGGCACAGGCCAGACGGGCGTCATTATCGATCGCCAGGGGTTCGGTGGCGTTGAGTTCATTGTCGGTTACGGCGCGATCACGTCGACCGCGGCCATCTTTACCGCAGTCATGAAGGAAGGCGATGTCACCGGCACGCTAACCTCGGTCGCCGACGCAGATATGGTCGGCACTGAAGCGCTGGCTGGCCTCGGGGCGGCAGTGCGTACGGATGGCGTCGGCGACAAGGTGGTCAAGAAAGTTGGGTACAAGGGCACGAAGCGTTACGTGCAGCTGAACGTGAGTTCAACGGCAACGGCGGGCGCTCCGGTGTCTGCGGTGGCTGTGCTGTTCAATCCCGAACTGTTCCCGACGGCGTAACCCGTGCTCGCAGGAGAAAGGCAAGTCGCGCCGGATGTGTCTGGCATCCGGCGCGATCATGTAGCTCGGTATGAGTGGGCTGCGCAGTACCTGTCGTCGGGTCGCGTTCTGGATTTGGCCTGCGGTATTGGCTACGGCGCGCAAATATTCGCAAAGGCTGGACATACAGTGCATGGGGTAGATCGTGATCGCGAGGCGATCACGTATGCGCTTAAGCACTACCGGCACGAGCGTGCGTCGTTCTGGCCGGGCGACGATTCGTGCTTAGCAGGCTATGAGCGCGACTCATTCGATGCGGTCGCGTGCTTCGAGACGATCGAGCACATCGAGGATCCTCTGCTAATGTTGCGCGCGATGCACGACGTTGCGCCGCGGTTGCTCGCGAGCGTCCCGAACGAGGAAGTGTTCCCGTACCTCAATCACGATTTTCACTTCCGCCACTACACACGGGCACAGTTCATGGCGTTGCTTGCGCAAGCGGGCTGGCGTGTCAAGGAGTGGTGGGGGCAGCTTGGGCCAGAATCAGAAGTAGAGCGCGATGTTAATGGCCGCACGTTGATTGCGGTTGCAGAGCGTGCCGAAGAAAACGTTTCGCCGTTCGTCGATATGACGCCGACCGCGCCAGAGATTGTCTCGCCACCTGGCCACGTGACGATCATCGGGCTCGGCCCGTCCTGCCACGAATACTTGAATCTCGCGAAGGGACTCGGCGCGCGCCGCAAGGTCGGTGACGAAATCTGGGCGATCAACGCACTCGGTGACGTGCTGAAGTGCGACCGCATCTTCCACATGGACGACGTCCGCATTCAGGAAGTTCGTGCCGCGGCCCGTCCCGACAGCAACATCGCGGCAATGCTCGACTGGCTCAAGAGTCATCCGGGTCCGATCTATACGAGCCGGCCACATCCCAACTATCCCGGTCTCGTGGCCTATCCGCTTGCCGATGTGCTCAACAGTACACGGCAGACCTACTTCAATAACACGGCGGCCTACGCCGTTGCTTACGCGATCCATATCGGCGTCAAGAAGATCAGCTGTTACGGCATGGACTTCACCTATCCGAATGCGCATGACGCCGAGCGCGGCCGCGGCTGCGTCGAGTTCTGGCTGGGACTGGCATCCGCGCGCGGCATTCAGATTCGCATCCCTCGCAACTCAAGCCTGATGGATGGCTGCGAGCCGAAGCGCTTCTATGGGTATGACACCGTGGATGTGAACGTCGATGTAAGCAGTGGAGCGGCGGTGCTTGACTTCGCGCCCCTGGAGAAGCTGCCGACCGCTGACGAGATTGAGGCCCGCTACAACCACGGCGTTCACCCAAATCCGTACATGTCTGGAAAGTAGATGGCCGCCACTCTATTCATAGCGCCGACCACCGACCCGATATCGCTGGTGGAAGCGAAAGCGCACGCGCGCATCGATATCGATGATGACGACGGCTATGTCGCTGGCCTAATTTTGACCGCTCGTCAGCACCTCGAGACAGAAACCCGTCGTGCGTTTATGACGCAGACGTGGGACTTGACGCTCGACTACGACTGGCCGCGCGAACGCGTCTTGAACAGCCTGCGCCCGCGCATCATTCTGCCGCGCCCACCAGTGCAGTCCGTGACATCGATCACGTACATCGACACCGCCGGCGACGCTCAGACGCTCGCAGCGAATCAGTACAAGCTGGCGAAGGCTGAGACT